TCGTGGTATTACCCAAAATATGAAGTAGACCAATATCGTAAAAACCCATACCGGGAACAAAAGTATATTTGACAAAATTCGTGCGAGTCTCCGGAAGCTCGTTTCCTTCTTGTCCCGTCGGCTCATCGTAGTTCCTCACGATAGCAAGTATCTCTCGCGATGAAACGTCGATTGTAACACGATACGGGATTTCCAGCCCTGTTATCTTCCCCTTGTGGCGATGCTCAAAGCCCGGGATATCCAATTCGCAATAGCACTCGTAAATCTCGCGATCACGATCTTCTGCGTTGATGGATTCCGTTGAAATGCCCTGTTGCGCCATCTTCTCGCGCTGAACGGCGTCAGGGCTTTCCTGCCCGGGCGTGGTCAGGTCAATGTCGCGATAAACGCCAAGAATCTGCAGCCGCTTTACAGTCGACGGCCGCATATAAACACGATGCGTGACGCGCTTGGCGTCAGTTAGCGTGGTGGCCGAATTGTTAACGATGAGGTCATCTGCATCCACCGTTTCGCTGACCGGGCGACCGCGTAGGGGGCAGAAATAGACTTTCTTGAAAGCCGTTCCGCCGAAACCCAGCATAAACAGCATCCTGTCAGTATCAGGATAGTATTCTTTGGCTGTCGCTGTGAGGTAATGGTTCAAATCCTTCTCAAGCGCGTCGGCAAGCAAGTCCTGACGCTCATTGGAATCAACCGAATCAACCCGAACCTTGACCGGACCGTCAGTCGGCAGAAGCTCTGAACGGGCATTCGCCTGAAACCGGAGAACCGCCTCAAGCATCAGCGGGTGGCGGACCTTGGACATGCCCTCAACAGGGGCGCCATCGGTCGCGCCCTGTAGCTGCGGGATTTCAACAGTCAGGCCAAGCAGCTTGATGCCCTGCGCCCTGTCTTCGACCCAATCCTTACGGCTATCAAGATCGTCCCCAATGCCGCGCAGAAGGTCGCTGGATATGGCGGAAAGTTCGGCGCTATCAATCTCATCAACAAGGTTGCGGAACCAATCAGCGGCCTTCTCTGCGTCGCTGACGCGCTCTACCGGCTCCCCGTTCAGGGAGACAGTGACGGACCCGTCGTCATTGGCCAGCCGGATGATGTTGCCCTGGTCGTCGTATTCGTTCCTGTCCTCGCCGTCCTCAAGAATTTCGACGACAAGGTCTTCCGCTTCGCCCAGCCCCGCGGGCCCCTGCTGGCGGATAGAGGGCGACAGCCCCGGCACTAACGACATATCAGGAATCCTTGCTTTCAATCAGGATTGTGATTTCATCGGAAAAGCGCTGGAGCCCTTCGACGGCCGCCATATTAGCATCCACGGCGCTTATTTCATAGACGCGCACATAGTCGTTGGGCGCCTTGCCCCACGCCTCCACCCGGTAGCGGCCCAGCCCCTGCCCGTGCGCCGGCGGCGGTTCAATGACGTCAACAACGGCGCTTGCGGGAATCATCAGGTCTTCCTTGCTATACTGGATAGAGCGGCTCCTCCGAAGAGCCTGTATGCATTCTACTTTCGTCGAGCGACGAAGTCCATTCTTCGTTACGGATAAGCACCCCGATTTGTCGCAGATGCCGCAGCGCCATGCTAACCGTGTCGACAAGATCGTCATGCTTCGCCCGCGGGAATTGGGCCGCCTGGGTAATCACCATATCGGCCCACGACCTATCAGGCGCATAAATCAACCCTTCCGCAAACAGATGCTGCACGCTGTAGAGACGCGACAGTTTATCCTGAGATTTGGGATCCACAAGCTCAACATAGAAATCGTCGTGCCCGTATATCCTGCGAAGCTCCTGCGCGACGCTATGTCCCGCAGCCTTGTTTTCAATCAGAACCTTTTCGCAATTATATCGCTGCATCGTCTCCCGAACGCGCTCAACCAGGTCGTGTAGCTCCAGCCTGTCCTGCCATGCATACATGAGCATGCAGCGAGGGTGCTCCTGCGTATATGTTCTTTCCAGAGCCGCCATCATCTCGCCGTCGCGGGTCGGAACGCGCGTAATCTGCGCCGTCTGGTCGCCGCCGGACCAGACGCCCCAGACCGTCATGGCGCTCGGGTCGTTCTCCGCCTTCGTCGTATATGCGCAGTCTAGCGCCGCAATGACGTAATCAAACGGCGGATAGGATTGCCCCTCCCAAAGATGCCACCACTCCCGCTTGATGACGGCGCCACCGCGGGGCTCAGGCGACTGCTGATATTGGCCGGCAGTCGCATAAGGCCCCATGACGCGCTCGTCTCTCTCAACCACTTCAAGAGGGAAGCGCGCGGGGAATAGAAGCTCTCCCTCCTCGCGGCGGGGGTCTTCGCGACCCAGCATCGTCGGCACGGCGCGCATCGGGTCGTAGCGCATTGGAAGCATAATATGGTCGTAGCCAAGGCCCTTCTCCAGAATTACGCCGCTTGTGTCCTCTTCATGCAGCCGCTGCATGATGACGATGATCGCCGATTCAATCGGTTTGTTCAGTCGGCTGGGGACAGCTTCAAGAAACCACTCCTTACGCGTCTCACGCACAGCATCTGACGCCGCATCTTCAACGCTGAGCGGGTCGTCGATGATGACCCTGTCACCGCGAGCGCCGGTAATGGACCCGGCGGCGACAGCCTCCCGAAACCCGGTTGATGTGTTCTCAAACTTGGTTTTGGCGTTCTGGTCGCCCGTCAGCTTTACGCGGTCGCCCCATCGGGACTGATACCATTCGCTCTGAATCAGGCGACGCATCTTGGTCGAATCGCGAATGGCAAGGTTCTGCGAGTGCGAGGCGCAGACATACCGCAGATGCGGCATGTTCATCGGTCCCCATTCCCAAGCTGGCCAGAAAACATTGGTCAGCAGAGACTTCATCGTGCCGGGCGGGACGTTGATAAGAAGGCGGTTGTAAAAACCGCCGTCTTCCTTCTCAACGCCATATGTGATCGCTTCGAGATGCTCGCAGATGAAGTCAATGTGCCAGCCGTGGATATACTCCGCGCCGGGCTCGATGACATGCCAGGCTTGCCGGACGAACTCAGCGAGGCTTTCCTCGCAGTCCGCCCGGTCAAGATCAACTAGCTGGGCGTCAACATCTATGCCCTCAAGCGTTATCGTCATTGCCCGACTTCAACTTCCTTCTCTTCAAAATGCCGAAGCAGCTTCTTATCGAGCCGCTGCGTTAGGCGCTCATCAAGAACAATCGTCAGCGCAGTCAGGATTTGAGCAAACTCTCCCATTGTCAAATCCGAGCGCGGCTTGAACTCCAGAACCTTGCGCTTTCCCGCGATTACAGTATCCGGCTCTATTTCCATAACAGCTCCCTTCCCTATCAGGATGTAAGATTGTTTACTGTTGTGACAACGGCGTCCATGCGAGCCGTCTCAATGATTGGCAAGGAATACGGATTGGACGGGTTCTGAGCCAACCATTGAACGGCAATCGGCCCGACGCCTTTCGCCATCCAGTATCGGGCGCCGCCGCCCGGTTTGCCGCCCCATGCCTGCATGTAGGTGAAGACAAGGACGTCGTCGTATAGCGACCCGTCCTGAAGCCGGAAGCTATCAAGCAGCGCTTCATACTGGCATATCTGAATGCCGCTGGAGAAAGCCGGCGGCCAAGACTGCAGCGGGCTCATTTTCGGGTAGTTTATGTAGACGCCCCCGATATCAACATATTCGCCCCAGCCAATAGGCGGGTTCATCACGACCTTCTTCCCGCCCGGGTAATCATCGCGCCATTCAGCAATTCCGGACCCGGGGCGATATTGATAATACCACGTATCCTTCCAGTTCAGATGCGCGTCATAGTCGATATAGAGCATGCTGTCGCTGCCCTTATCATACGCGAATACCGCCGTTATCGGCGGCATGCTGTCGTCAATTGCCGTATAGTCAAATCGGCGAAGCATCGGGCCCATGAACATGGGCCAGTATTCAGGAACGAATATTTTCGTCATCTCTTTTCTCCTGAAAGTGACGGTCAGCATATTTCGGAAGTTTACTCTTCAGGTCTTCGTTTATTTTAATCATCATCAGAACCTTAAGAATCTGAGCAAGCTCATATGCTGTTATGTTGCTCTGCGGGTTAAACTCATACCATTTGTCAGCCATTTGACGCTCCAAGCTTCTCTCTGATGATGACAATTCGCGACAGTATCGTTTTGTAATTCTTGGCCCCGATTTCGGCCGCTATCTGAACAGACGTCTTGCCCTCCTTGTGAAGGGCCCAGATTTTCTCCTCGTAAGCAGTCAGGGCTGAAGGATCCTTGAACGCCCGATTCGTTTCTCTTTCCTTACTCATTACGCTCTCCATTCCAATATCAATAGCTTCTATCTCCATCGCCATCTGTGGCGCCTGCGCCGATGCTTGCGTGGCGCCCGCTCCTCGCGCGGCTTGTCTATGACTTTCTCTGGGTCGGCTTTCGTATCTTCAGATTCCGCTTTCGGCGCTTCGCATTTCGCCACAGGCGGGCACAAAACAGGCGGCGCATCAATAACGACAGGCTTCAGAACATAGCTTGTCTCAACCTTACGCTCAACCTTGTGAACGCCGCAAGTCGGCTGCTGAATCTCCGATTCGTAAAGCGTGACGGCAAGGCCGACAGCCATCCCTGCAGCCAGAAAAGCGGCATTATCAATTCTCAATCTTCTCTCCCTTCAGCGCGGCGCGGGCGGCGTCAACTGCCGCAAGGTCTCTCTCGTATGGTACGCTGCCTTTCGCATACAGATAGTC